GGCACTTAAGCGCTGCAAGATGGAAGTGATTGAAAAGCTCGAGACAATTAGAGAAACGTTAAATGACACAAAAGATAAAAAAGATTTCCAAAAAATTCATGATGAACTAGTTCAATATCTTGACGGTATAGATCCACTGACTATCGATGATGATAAATGGAATGAAATCCTTAAACTTTTTAAAATTATCATAGTAAAGTTAAAAAACTCAACAATCAAAACGACTTCTCTTGAAAATGAGTTAACCCAACATGAGAAAAAAAGAACGGTTAAAGAAGTGGAAAAAGTTGAAGAAGACATGAAGGTGGATGTGGCGAATGATAATAGCAAACCAACTCTTATGGATAAAGTATTACAGGTGTCAAGTCAGCCAAATAATCCATATTCTGCTGATGTATTACAAATAAGAACAATTTTATCAAAAACTTTGTTTGTTGATACGGATTCTGAGGCATATTCACTATATGTTCCAGAATCTCAGAAACTTGATGTTTCACCAATTACTATTGAATTAACTACGATTGAAAAGTATCAACCAAAGGTTAATATTCTCAAACAAGCAGTTATAGTCCCATCACAAAATCCATTGCTAGCAGATACCTATGGTGCACCTGAGATACTTTTTTCTACTGATTTCTTTGATGATATCACTTCAAATTCTTCAGAAGGATTACAATTATATTTCTTTGATAAGGCATACAAATTAAAAAAAGAATTACCAAATCTACCATTTCTTTCATCATTAGATAAGGATGTTAACCCGCTTAATCCACTTAATTCAGTATGTAAATCATTTGGACAAGAAAAGTATTATGATATGGTAATGGATCGCACCGATAGAGGATTAGATGCTAGAAGAGCAGCAATGCAATTTGATAATGTTATCGTTGATGCACAAAACAGAACCGTTCAATTTAATGTTAGAATGCATCCATTTGATTTACAATTGCTACGTATATCTCAACAGTTCGCTGAGCCAATGCAAGATTTGGCTCCAGTTGTAAGAGAGTATATGATGCTAGGAGCCGACGGATATGTGTTAACACAGAAGACAAGATTGGATAGAGATCAGCAATTAATAGCTAACAGAAGATCTGTGGTATTTGATAGAATGTGTGAATTGTCAGGGCCTTTATATAGATCACGTATTGTTCATTCAATGAGAATGATGTCAAAATTATGGAGAACGAATGTCTTTAGAACTTCTCTTGAAGATGAAATAACCAAAATTTACGCCGCTGCTGAGGTATCTATGGTTTCTATTGATGCGACTACGTCTGCACTTTCCACCATTAATATTGCATCAGCTGAACAAACGCTGAATGCGTTATTAAACATGTCTTTTTTTAGATGTGAGTTAGATTTAATTGGTAGTCAGTCTTCTTTTGGAGCTGCAATGTCTGCAATGATTGCACTAATGATACTCCCAACAGATCAAGAAAATATGGATGACGAAGTGTTTGATGTTCTATGCAATCTTGTTTACAATGAATTAATAGCATGGGCTGCTGATAGACCTGTTTTCGTTAGGAGAGCTGGAGCAACAAACGCATTTAGGCAATTTGTTAATGCTGGATTGAATCGTGACATCACTAATTATATGAGATTTGTATTGTTAAGAAGACCTTGGCTTCCACTTTACAACTCTAGAGATGTGCGGAGAAATGCTCACGTTCTGGTTCCTAATGTTGATTTAGCTAATATTAATGATCAAGTGTACGTTGCAATTAATAGTTTCCTGAATGGAATTATTGAAGCATCAAGAAGGAACCCAAATCCTAATAAAACGATTTCTGCCAATTCATTTCGAAAATTAATGAAAAACATGAGAGATATTTGTGTTAATAGATTGATGCCAGTTATAAGATTAATTAGATACAACGTTGAAAGAATAGGTATGATTTTGCACATGTTACCATATTCAGCAGACATTTTTGATATCAACAGAAATTTGAGAGATGAACGGCTTAGAATTAAAATTCCGATGTCTGGCTTTCTGTCCTTAGTTATGGGCATAACGAAAGCTCCTGATGCTTTTGATTGGTCACAGGTTCTAAATTTTGCTGATGATGTAAGGAAAATGGATTATGCTGAAGCAATTTCAATTGAAGATTCAGCATCAGTGGCTATAATGCGGAATGATGCTAATAGAGCAACTTCGAAGAAAGAAATTTTCATTTCAGAAGTTAAACCACCAACTCCAACTGTAGCTTCAATACAAAAAATTCCCTCAGCAACTTTGACTGCAATGTTTTCAGACAGACAGTTAATTAATTTAATTAGAGACACTCATTCATTCAGAGTAATTCGTGAAATAGCTGTAGCTCTCCAAGCGGCATTTGATAATTCCCCTACATCTCAACATGGAGTTGGTAAAGGTGCAGTGCTTCATCCAGTTCCACAAAATTTTGGCAGATCTTCTCAATTCGTGAGAAGAGATAACATATTACTGCAACGTCCAGCTGGAATTCAACAATTTACAATAGAAGACTTAAAACAAGGAAGATATTTTCAAGGTCTTATGGCACAAATTAGAGCCAGACAACCGATTATAGTTAATGGCCCTATTCCTTTAAGAATTTCTGATGCCGCTGAAATTGAACAAGTTACATTAGCATTTCTAACTATGAATTCACCATATGATGCATACATTGATCCAAGAGATTTGAAACAACAAAAACTTTTGACTGATAGAGAAGTGGATTTATTTATCGATCAAAATCCAGCTAGACCAAATGATGAATTTGATAATGTAATGGCTAGAACATCAGTTTTCATAATTGACGCCCCTAGAGCTATCGTTCCAATTAATCCTCAAAGACTAAATTTTCCATATCATGATATTATGGTAACTGATTCTGTGACTAAGTTCATCGAATTTACAGTTGCACTGACTCCAGATCTACAATTATTTAACGGTTTACTAGTATTTGAGCAATAAATCACGATCTAGCTTATTCAATATACCC